ACCCTTTTTCGGCACGTTAAGATACCCCCACCCCCCACTTTAAAAAACATCAATAGGAGTCCCAGATTGAAAAGACTGCAAAAATTTTTTATACTCAAACAAAACAGGGGTGGATAAAATGGCGATACATATAGAACCAGAACTCAAAGTGCCAATGGGCGATGCACCAAAGATGGGCGACCTAGCGGTCAAGGCTGCGGCTGCTGCAAAGACTGCGGAGTACCTGCACGCCAATGGTCTGGAGATCAAAGCGAACAACGAGGACAAGGATACAGCGGCTGCACTGGCTGTGGCATACGCAGAGAATCCTGATAAGGTTTCTAAGGTTGCTACTCCAAAACGGGTGGCGAACCTGACTCCAGCCACACTGCTTATGACAGACAGGATACTCAAAGACTTTGGGCATTCGGTAGTGAAGAGCGCAACACAGGTACGTTACCTAGTCACGAACAAACTGATCGAAGAGACGGAGAATCCTGACCCACGTATCCGCATACGTGCCTTGGAGCTGCTTGGTAAGATTAGCGACGTAGGCCTGTTTGCAGAAAAGTCTGAGGTGACAATCACCCACCAGACAACGGGTGACTTAAAAGATAAGCTACGTGAAAAGCTGTCGCGGTTGGTAAACCCAGAAGCCGAGGATGCCGTAATGATGGAAGGTGAGGTCATCGACGTAGACAAAGAGCTAGGGCTAGGCGATGACTAACACCTCTCCGCTAGCCGACCTAGCTACAGATATGGATTTCTCTCCTGTTGAAATACAGCACATGCTAGACAACCTAGACTCGTTTAGCTCCGAAGAGCTGGAAGAGATAGATAAGATCGTAGGGGAACTCTCCACTCGAAAACACAACCAGTCAGCGCATGACGACCTCATAGAGTTCTGTAAGAGGATGCAGCCAGACTATAAGGTAGGTCGGCATCACAGGATACTAGCAGACCAGCTCATGGCGTTGGAGGACGGTTCTAAGGACCGTGTGTGCGTCAACATACCCCCACGCCACGGGAAGTCGCAGTTAGTGTCTATCATGTACCCAGCGTGGTTCTTAGGCAGGAACCCGAACAAGAAGGTAATGATGGTCTCGCACACCACAGACCTTGCGGTGGACTTTGGACGGAAGGTTCGTAACTTAATCTCCGTCGATGCGTACAAAGATATATTCCCAGAAGTCTCGCTGGCGATTGACTCTAAGTCTGCGGGGCGATGGAACACGAACTTTGGGGGCGAGTACTTCGCCTGCGGTATTGGCTCTGCCCTTGCGGGTCGTGGTGCTGACCTCTTGCTGGTAGATGACCCACACTCGGAGCAGGACGTTATCAATGGGAACTTCTCTGTGTTTGAGAAAGCGTATGAGTGGTTTACCTTCGGCGCTCGTACACGTCTGATGCCCGGTGGCCGTGTGGCTATTGTACAGACTCGCTGGCATATGGACGACCTTACAGGCCGTGTGACTAACGACATGGTGAAGAACCCGATGTCGGATCAGTACGAAATAGTTGAGTTCCCTGCTATTCTGGACACAGAAGACAAAGATGGGAAGCCTATACAGAAGCCGCTGTGGCCTGAGTTCTTTGATCTACCAGCTTTGGAGCGTACCAAGGCGTCAATGCCTGCGTTCCAGTGGAACTCTCAGTACCAGCAGCAGCCTACTTCAGAAGAAGCGTCAATTGTCAAGAGGGAATGGTGGAATATATGGCCGAATGACACCCCGCCAGCCGTGGAATACATAATTATGTCCCTTGATGCGGCAGCAGAGAAGCATAACCGTGCCGATTACACCGCACTTACGACGTGGGGCGTGTTCTTTAATGAGAATGAGAACGCACACCACCTTATTCTCATGGATTCTATCAAGAAACGGCTAGAGTTCCCTGAGTTAAAGACTCTTGCCATGGAAGAATACAACAAATGGGAGCCAGATTCGTTTATTGTGGAGAAAAAGTCCTCTGGGACCGCTCTATACCAAGAAATGAGGCGTATGGGCCTGCCTGTACAGGAATATACCCCCCACAGAGGTACAGGAGACAAGCTTGCGAGGCTTAATAGCGTAGCTGACATCATTGCGTCGGGTATTGTGTGGGTGCCAGCCACCCGCTGGGCAGATGAGCTAGTGGAAGAGGTGGCGGGCTTCCCGTTTATGTCAAATGATGACCTTGTTGACTCTACAGTCATGGCACTCTTACGGTTTAGGCAGGGTGGGTTTATCAGACTTCCGACTGATGAGATGGATGACGAGCCGACGTACCGTCATAAGAGAGAATACTACTAAAACCTCACTCTGGTATAACTTCAAAACACAAAACTCTCGTTTTACTGTTAGTTATTAAAACCATCGCCTCGGCCTTTGCAGACTCACACGCTTTATCCGTCCTGAACTGGCCCAATTGGTACACTTCAACGGCATTTTGACTGTATAGAAACCACATCAAGAAAAACATTACCACTTCCCCATATATTTACCGAGTGCGAATACCAGCGCAGCTATTCCAGTTACCGCAAAAAGTACCCCTATGCCCATAGTCATAGCCTCAAGGAGTTCTTCGCGTTCTTTCTCTTGCTGCCTTAACGCAGCCTTACGGGCTTTCCTTGCTTCGGCTTGCCAAGCAATCCAGCGGTCCCATGTGCCGGGTGGTCCGTATAATCTGCACCAAGACTCTAGTTCTTTTCGCTGCTCTTTTAACTTCTCTAGAGCTTGGAACTCTTCCCAGTCTCCTTCTGAGCCGCCAGTAATCGCAGCTATGGGAGAACTCTTCTTACGCTTTACAGCGTCTTTAAGCTCGTCCTCTGCATTAAGAAACTTGCCGACATGACCAACCATGTCTTTAACTTCTCGCCCGTTTTCAAGGCATTTCTTTATAACGGAATAGGCAGCGTTAGCCGCCGCTATGGTTTCTAAGACTGCCATCCAACATTATGAACTCTCCCGTATTCAAACCTTTCACTTCATATATAAAATAACTTTACACAAAATAAGGTTTTGGTTCAACATAGAACTGTGTTATAATAAATTCATAAGAATGGTTTATTCATTTTTTGCTCCCCCAAGAAACTAGGGGTCTTTATGGCCCCGATTTTTCTGATATAGAGGTATTTGAAGCGTGTTACTCCCAAGCGCGTTTCACGGCGGGGTGGGCATCCCACCCAACGGCCTGCCTCGCCACTAGACGCGCAGTAGTATAATCTGCTAACATCATAATGTGTACACAGTTAGGAGACTGTAATGGTGGTCGAGAAGCAAATGGACCCCTCTGATCTTGAGATCGAAGGGACAAACGCGGAGGAGATCGAAGTAGAGATCGTAAACCCTGAAGCGGTGTCCATCGATACAGGTGACGGCGGAGTAATTATTGATTTTGAAGGGGGCATGTCCGAGGAACTTCTTGGTGATGACCACGATTCTAACCTTGCAGAGTCTATAGAGGACGCTGTTTTACAGTCCATGGCTTCTGAGCTTGTAGGGGATTTTGATTCCGACAGGGAATCTCGACGTGATTGGGCAAGAGCCTACGTCAAAGGGCTAGACCTACTAGGAATGAAGATTGAAGACCGCAGCCAACCATGGCAGGGCGCGTCTGGTGTGTTCCACCCAGTGCTGACCGAAGCGGTTGTACGCTTCCAAGCGCAGGCTATGGGCGAGCTTTTCCCTGCTTCTGGGCCTTGCCGCACCAAGATTATGGGTAAGATGACCCCTGAGAAGTTAGATCAAGCTGATCGTATTCAGACAGAGATGAATTATCTCCTGACAGAGGAAATGACAGAATACCGTGATGAGACTGAGCAAATGTTGTTTAAGCTCCCACTTGCAGGCTCTGCGTTTAAGAAGGTCTACTACGACCCGATTATGGAGCGCCCAGCCTCTATGTTTGTCCCAGCGGAGGACTTTGTAGCGTCTTATGGGGCGTCCGACCTAATGACATGCCCACGCTACACGCACATAATGAAGAAAACGCCGAACGAAATCTTAGAGCTACAGGTAGCGGGCTTCTATAGAGAAGTTGATTTACCTGTCCCAGAGGCAGATTTCTCAGATATACAAGAAAAATACGATGAGCTTGATGGTGAGAGTGCTGTCATAGAGGACGATGACCGTCATACAATTCTTGAAATGCACGTCACCATGAACATGCCAGAAGAGTTTGATGACCCTGACGGTATCGCGCGTCCGTACGTTGTTACCATCGACAAGTCTTCTCGTGAAATTTTATCCATCAGAAGGAATTGGTACGAGGATGATCGTAAGAAAAAGAAACGAGCGCATTTCGTTCATTATAAATATTTGCCGGGACTGGGGTTCTACGGTACGGGGCTTATTCACCTCATTGGTGGTCTCGCCAAGTCTGCTACTTCAATTCTTAGGCAGCTCATTGATGCTGGTACACTATCAAATCTGCCTGCTGGTCTTAAAGCTAGGGGTCTCCGTATTAAAGGCGACGACACCCCTCTTATGCCGGGTGAGTTCAGGGATGTGGATGTACCGGGTGGGGCTATCAGGGATTCGATTACGTTCATACCTTACAAAGAACCGTCGAGTGTTCTCTACTCGCTATTGGGAAACATCGTCGAAGAGGGAAGACGAATTGGCTCAGTTGCGGACATTCAAGTAGGTGACATGAACGCACAGGCACCTGTGGGTACAACGCTTGCTTTGATGGAACGCTCCATGAAAGTGATGTCTGGGGTCCAAGCGCGTATGCACGCGGCTATGAAGAAAGAACTTCGTTTGCTGTCGGGTATTATCCGTGACTACATGCCGTCAGAATATGCCTACGAGATGGATGGTGACTTTGATCGTCAGAAAGATTTTGACTCTCGTGTAGATGTTATCCCCGTATCTGATCCTAATGCTGCAACAATGTCTCAACGGATTATGCAGTATCAGGCAGCTCTACAACTCTCTCAGCAGGCTCCACAGCTTTATGACTTAGGTAAGCTGCACCGACAGATGCTAGAAGTTCTGGGGATTCAAGACGCTTCAGATATTATTAAGCTACCAGACGACATTAAACCGTCTGACCCCGTTACAGAAAATATGATGATGTTAAAGCAAGAGCCTGTTAAAGCGTTCAAGTATCAGGATCACGAGGCACATATCGCTGTGCATATGGCTGCGATGCAAGACCCGAAAATGCGGGAGATGGTTGGTCAATCCCCCTTCGCCCAAGCTATAGGGCAAGCAATGGCAGCGCATATAACAGAACATGTTGCGTTCCAGTACCGTCGTGAAATTGAGAAGATGCTTGGTGTTGAGATGCCAAACGAAGATCAGCCTCTACCAGAAGATGTAGAGATTCAGCTTTCTAGGTTGGCAAAAGACGCCGCAGAGAAATTGCTTCAGAAAGATCAGACGGAAGCACAGCAGAAGCAAATGGAACAGCAGCAGCAAGACCCTGTTGTTCAGATGCAGCAAGCTGAGTTGCAGATAAAACAGAAAGAACTACAGCATAAGATTCAAATGGATACCGCTAAGTTGCAGATTGATGCAGAGCGTATATCCGCTGAAAACCAACGAGAGGGCGCACGTTTAGGCGTCAGACTCGCTACTGATCTGGACAAATCTCAACGAGAAGATCAGAAAGAAGGCGCAAAACTAGGTATGGAAATAGCAAAGGAGCTTGCTAAGGGAGATGGACGATAACATATTTACGCTGGTGGGTCGTAAACTAGATGGATACGAGGACGAATTGAAAACGTACCTCGCATCTGGCGCGGCTGATACCATGGAACTTTACAACCGTATGGTGGGTAGAATAGAAGCTTTAAGGTTTATTAGAGACGACATTAAAGAAATTGAGACGCGGTATATTGAAAGATAACATCTTTTGGTGTATCGTACACTTGGGAGAACTACGCAGGTAACTGCGCAGGGTATCTGTGAACCTTTAATCACTGCAAGGTATGAAATGTATACAGCAAACAAAAAGACCGAGGAGAAGGTAGCCTCTAAACTACCTAAGCCACAAGGATACAAAGTCCTTATTGGTGTACCTGAGATGAGCGATAAGACTGATGGTGGGGTCATAATGCCAGACGGGATACGTTCCGCAGAAGAAACGGCATCTATCATTGGATTTGTTGTAGAGCTAGGCCCAGATGCCTATGCCGATAAGTCTAAATTTCCAAATGGACCGTATTGTAACGAGGGAGATTTTGTAATCTTTCGTTCGTATTCTGGCACTCGATTTAAAGTCCATGGAAAAGAGTTTCGCTTAATCAATGACGATACTGTTGAAGCAGTTGTCGACGATCCACGGGGGTATACAAGAGCATGAACCAATTAGCAGAGCAAACCGAATTTAAAGATGAGACAGTTGCAGAAGCACTTGCCAACGCATCTGATGTCGAGCCTGATAACGACAGTGAATTTGAAATAGAAGTTGTCGATGACACACCAGAACCCGATAAAGGTAAGCCTCGTCGGGCAGAAGGATCAGAACCCGATGTCTCCGATGACGACGAAGTTGGAAAGTACAGCGAAGGCGTTCAAAAGAGAATCAAAAAGCTAAAGTTTGAATTTCACGAAGAACGACGTGCAAAGGAAGAAGCTGCTAGGCTCCAAGAAGAAGCACTTCGCTTTGCCCAGCAGACTAAAGCCGAAAACGATCAACTTCGCAAAACTCTTTCCGAAGGCGAGGGCGTGCTTGTGGGGCAGGCCAAAGGCCGTGTTACAGCACAGCTAGATAGAGCAAAGGCCGCGTATAAAGCTGCGTACGAAGCAGGTGACCCCGACGCCTTACTGGAAGCTCAAGAACAGCTTACAACGCTCCAGACCGAAAAAATACGGTACGACAATTATAAACCACAACCACAACGCGTGGAACCCACTGCCGCACCCGCACCCGCACCTGCCCCACAAGCACCTCGTCCAGATGAACGTGCTATGAATTGGGCTAGCAAGAATGAATGGTTCGAGAAAGACCCTGAAATGACAGGGTACGCCTACGGCCTGCATGAAAAACTTGTTAAAAGTGGGATTGATCCACGGACAGAAGAGTATTACAAAGAAATAGACACTGCGGTTCGCCGTGTGTTTCCAGATAAGTTTGACGATGGTACTATCGAGGTATCTGCACCCCAACGTCAAGCGGGCAACGTAGTCGCCCCCGCCGCTCGTAGCGGAAAAAGACCACGCAAAGTGCAACTGACCTCCACGCAGGTTTCTCTCGCCAAGAGACTTGGTCTGTCAAACGAACAATATGCGGCGCAATTGATGAAGGATATGAAATAATGTCGGATAGAAACTCACGCACTACAGATACTCGTAATTCGAGTGTACGCAAGGTGTCATGGCAGAGGCCAACAATGTTACCAGTCCCCGAACCTAAAGCAGGTATTGAATACCGTTGGGTTCGCACAGCAACACTTGGGAATAATGATAACACTAACGTCTCTTCTAAATTTCGTGAGGGATGGACACCCGTTCGTGCAGAAGATCATCCAAACCTTCAAGTTGTGTCTGATATCGATTCTCGATTTACAGACAACATAGAGGTCGGTGGATTACTGCTTTGTCAGAACTCTGTCGAAAACGTAGCAGCTAGACGCGAAGCACAGCTAGATCAGGCCCAAAACCAGATGAGTGCTGTGGATAATAGCTACTTGCGTAATTCAGACCCGCGTATGCCCGTACTAGACCCAGAACGGTCAACGCGATCATCATTTGGTAAGTAACTCGGAAGGGGAGCTTATCTAACTTAAATTAGGAGTAAGAGAGATGGCTTTAACAGCAGCTCCCTATGGCTTAAAGCCCGTCAAACGTGCGGACGGTATGCCATATGCTGGGGCAACGTCCCAGTTCTTGATCGACCCAGCAGGAGAGGCTACAAACCTTTTCTACGGGCAGGTCGTTATATTAGGTGCTGATGGGTATATTGCCCTTAGTACTGCAACAGGTGCTGACATTGGCAACAATAACCTTGGCGGTGCCAATCTTGGTGCTATCGGTGTGTTTGTTGGTTGTGAGTATGTTAACTCATCAGGTCAGTTAGTTCAGGCACAATACTACCCAACGGGTACATCTAATGGCGATGCTATCAAAGCATACGTTGTTGATGATCCAAATGTACTTTTCCAAGTACAAGCGGATGGTGCTATGGATCAGTCTGACATTGGTGCGAATACTTTCTTCGCGGCAGTCCAGTCTACTACTACGGGTTCCACTACTACAGGAAATTCAACTTCTGCTGTTGACGCAACAAGTCAAACCGCAGCAGCAGCTTTCCGTATTGTTTCCGCAGTATCCCCAATCAGTGATGCTTTCCCTGACTTGTTGGTTAAATTTAACCCAACAGCTCATAGCATGACCAACAGCATAGGTATTTAAGGAGGTTAAATAATGGCTATTTCACGCGCCCAGCTCCTTAAAGAGCTATTGCCGGGTCTCAACGCTCTCTTCGGGCTTGAGTATGGCAAGTACGAAAACGAACATGCAGAAATCTATGAGACCGAGAACTCAGAACGTAGTTTTGAGGAGGAAGTTAAATTATCAGGATTTGGCGCAGCCCCAGTGAAAGCTGAAGGTTCTGCTATTTCTTATGATAATGCTCAAGAGTCGTTCACAGCTCGTTACAACCACGAAACGGTTGGCATGGGTTTCTCCATCACTGAAGAAGCGATGGAAGACAACTTGTACGATTCATTGTCTGCACGTTACACAAAAGCCTTGGCTCGCGCCATGGCATACACCAAGCAGGTTAAGGCCGCTTCGTTGTTGAACACAGGCTTCACCACCTTTAACTCAGGTGATGGCGCTACATTGTTCTCCTTAACGCACGGTACTGTAGCTGGTGGTAGCAATCGTAACAGGCCAGCAGCTAATGCTGACTTGAACGAAACCTCGCTTGAGCAAGCGGTTATTGACATTGCAGCGTTCACTGATGAACGTGGTCTGTTGATTGCTGCGCGTCCACGCAAGCTAATTGTTCCACCTGCGCTGATGTTCGTTGCAACTCGTTTGCTTCAAACTGACCTGCGTGTTGGTACAGCGGATAACGACATTAATGCTCTTAGCAGCAATGGTTCGATCCCTGAAGGTTACCGCGTCAACCACTACCTGACTGACGCAGACGCCTTCTTCCTAACCACAGATGTTCCAAACGGCATGAAGCACTTCATCCGTACTGCTATGCAGACATCTATGGACGGTGATTTCGATACAGGTAACGTGCGCTACAAAGCGCGTGAGCGTTATTCTTTCGGCGTATCCGACCCATTAGGTATGTACGGTTCACCCGGCGTATAAGTTCAATTGAACTTTTAGAGGGGGCTGCTTCGGTAGCCCCTTTCTTTTTTAAATAACATGTGTATACTTTTGTTATCCCTGACAGCTACATGGTGTGGCTGACACAACCCACGACAGGAGATACTCATGGGTAATACTACTTTTTCAGGACCAATTCGGTCAGGCGCAATTAAAGATACAACAGGTACTATCGTAGGCACCAACATTGCTAACGTAGGTCAAGTTGTTCTGCACCAACGTGCAGCTATAACTCAAGCTTTAACTACTGCTGCACAAAACCCTGCTACAACCATTATAATCCCTGCTTCCAGCATAATCCTAGCAATAAGATTATATGTTGCAACTGCTTGGAGTGGCGCTGCCACAACAGGCGGCGTTGGGTTTGATGACGGTGCTATCATAACCGCAGCAGCTCTTACCGCAGCAGGTGGCGCAGCGGGAGGTACTTTAGGTGTTATAAGTATTGGAAGTGGTGCAGACGCAGGGCGAGTAGCTAACTGGACTAACGTCGGTACAACTGACAAACGGATTCGCTTTTTAAGTACAAATACAGGTAATGGCGTGGGTATTCTTGAAGTCCAGTACGTGCAAGCAGCTAACGCCGCAGTACAACCGTAAGGGAGATTGGCATGGCTGGTCAAGAAGTAAGAGCTTTTAACTTTGCAGCAAACCAAACTGCTGCACTTGTAGGCCCATCACGAGGTAGGTTGCAGGGGGTTCTAGTAAACGCCGCTGCCGCCGCCGCGTTTACTATTCGTAGTGGCAGTGCCACAGGGGATATCATACTTGATCTGACTCTACCTACGGGTTGGAATGACGTGTACATACCAAACGATGGCATACTCGCTGCTGAGGGTTGTTTTGTTGCCGCCTTCACTGGCACGGGTAATACGATGACCCTACTCATAGAGTGAGTTATGGCTGAAAAGAAAAAAGGCACTATGAAGGGCCACACTATAAAAGGTGGTCATAAACGCCCTACTAAGTCTGGGGCGGGTATGACCAAGAAAGGTGTGGCTAAGTACAAGAAAGACAATCCCGGCTCTAAGTTGAAGACAGCCGTTACGGGTACAGTAAAAAAAGGTAGTGCAGCCGCCAAGCGGCGTAAGTCCTACTGCGCCCGGTCTGCTGGTCAGATGAAGAGCTTTCCGAAAGCAGCTAAAGACCCGAACTCTAGACTGCGTCAAGCTAGGAAAAGGTGGAAGTGCTAATGAAAGTTGAAGGAGTCCTTGCTTTGCTTGAAAGGCATGAAGAAGAATCAAACAGACGGTTTGAAAATATAGAGAAGCAACTTGCTCGATTGGACATGCGTCTGTGGGGAATAGCTGCTTTAATTATTGCAGCTTCTATAGCTGATAGGTTTCTGTAATGGCGATGTCTCGATCTCAGATGGGAAGTCAACTTGTTGGCAATCGTGTCTCAACTGGTGACGATACCAAGGACTTAGATATTATTCGTTTTGGCAAAGGTGGCAAGACAAAGAAGAAATCTAAAAGCCGTGTCAACGAGGCAGGTAACTACACACAACCAACAAAGCGCAAGAAGATATTTAATCGAATAAAAGCAGGTGGTAAAGGCGGCGCACCGGGCCAATGGTCAGCTCGAAAAGCTCAGATGCTCGCCAAGGCGTATAAGAAAGCTGGAGGGGGATACAAATAATGAAGGGCGTAAAGCATTATAAAAAAGATGGCACAGAACATAAGGGCGGCACTCACAAGATGTCTGATGGTTCTCTGCATACTGGGAAGTCTCACACTAAAGCGAGTGTAAAGTTAGTGCATTACAAAGATTTAGGCAAAGCAGCAAAGGCTAAAGCGAATGTCAACCTTAGCAAAAAGCCAAAAAAGTCTTAAAGACTGGACTAACCAGAAGTGGCGAACAAAGTCTGGTAAGCCGTCTACGCAAGGTTCTAAAGCTACAGGGGAGCGATACCTTCCTAAGAAAGCAATTAAGGCTTTGTCAGATAAAGAGTATGCCGCTACTACTAAGGCAAAACGTGCAGCGACTAAAAAAGGCAAGCAGGTTGCAAAGCAGCCAAAGAAGATTGCCAAGAAGACGGCGAAGTATAGGAAGTAGATCATGGCAGTAGTAACACCAGACCTACCAGAACTATTTGAGGAAGCATATGAACGTGCTGGCCTTGAGATGCGTTCTGGCTATGATTTAAAAACGGCTCGAAGGAGCCTTAACCTTTTAACATTGGAGTGGCAAAACCGTGGCCTTAATCTCTTCACTATCGAAGCTGGCACTTTACCCATTACGGCTGGCACAGAAACTTATTCGTTACCTTCGGACACTATTGACATCATCGAACACCAAATCCGAACAGGTACAGGTACAAATCAAATCGATACCTCCCTCTCAAGGGCGAGTGTCTCCACCTACGCCCAGCAAACTAACAAAAAAACGCAAGGTAGGCCGACCCAAATCTACGTCCAAAGGCTCCCGACCGAAACAAAAATAACCTTGTGGCCTGTCCCTGATGCAACAACCTCGTACACTTTATCGTACTTTAGGCTTAAAGGTATTGACGGACTTTCATCAGGTGTTGGTGGAGACGTATCTTCTGTCCCACCAAGGTTTGTCCCATGCCTCGTTGCTGGGATGGCGTATTACTTAGCGATGAAGCGAACAGAGGCTTCTAGTAGAGTTCCGCTTTTAAAGCAAGAGTATGAGTTCCAGTTCCAACTTGCGGCTGGAGAAGACGAAGAAACAGCATCAATCCAGTTCGTACCTTTTGATACGTTTATGACGGGTGGCTAATGGCTTACGCAAAATCAAAATACGCCTTCGGGTTCTGCGATAGGACAGGGTTTCGTTACCCTCTTAATGATCTTGTGCCTGAGTATAACAACGGGGTTAAGACTGGTTTCCTTGTAGGTAGAGACATCAAAGACCCAGATCAGCCTCAAAACTTTCTTGGACGTTTAAAGATTAATGACCCTCAATCTTTGCGTAACCCACGACCAGATACTTCTTTGTTGGAAAGCAGAGAGTTGTTTGGCTTTAATCCCGTTTGGAATCCAGCACAATATGTGGTAGCGTCCGTGGGAAGAGTCACTGTTGCCGCAGCATCTAGTGGAACCGTAACAGGAGTTTCTGCAACCAGTGCAGTTGGCTCCGTAACAGTAGCAGTATAGGAGATTAAAATGGCGTTATCAGAAGAACGGAAGAAAACATTAGCGGCGCAAAAAAAACGCGCGATGATGAAGGAAATAGACAATAAAAAAGCTGCTGAAGCAAAAAAGCGCGCGCTTCTTCCGTATAGGGGGGTAAATGCAAAACGGGCATTAAGAAAAGCTTCAAAGCAAAATGAAAAAGCTGCTTTTAGAGATACTGACGGAACCGACCTTGATGCACGGCTTGGTGCAGTTAATGATGGAGAATTTCGTGACCTTCTTAATATTGAAAGATATGGAGACGATGCTATGAGGTCTAGAGCCTTTGGTTCCACACAACCTGCCAAGAAAATGGGCGGCGGCATGATGAAGAAACCTGTCGCTATGGGAAATGGCGGCAAGATGCCAATGGTAAAGAAGGGTGGAAAATCAGTACCATCATTCGCCGCTGATGGCGTAGGCAAGATGAGCTACGGTGGAAAAATGCCTAAGAAGATGAACATGGGCGGTAAGTGCCGTGGCATGGGAGCCGCAACGCGCGGCGGAAACTTTAAAATGGGTTAACGCCAGATGAATTACGCAGAGCTTACTCAGTCTATACAAGATTACACAGAGAATGATGAGACAACTTTTGTCGCTGAAATTCCTACGTTTGTTCGTCAGACTGAAGAGAAGATACATCGTACTGTGTTAATCCCTGAGCTTCGCAAGAATGTTACAGCTAATATAACACAAAATGTTAGGTTCGTAGCGAGGCCGTCAGACTTCTTGGCACCATTCTCTATGGCAGTCATAGATAGTTCTGGGGATTATCACTTCCTTCTTAACAAGGATGTTAACTTCGTCAGAGAAGCTTACCCTTCTAAGTCCAGTTATGCGCAGCCTAAATACTACGCTGAGTTTGATGGAGACTTCACGTCAACAAACTCTTCTGGTAACTTTATACTAGGTCCAACCCCTGACGCTGCCTATGAAGTTCAATTGCACTATTACTACGATCCGCCTTCTATAGTTACTTCATCCACATCTTGGCTGGGTGATAACGCCGAAGTTGCTTTGCTGTATGGGTCTCTTGTAGAAGCCTATATATTTATGAAGGGCGATGCTGATTTGCTCGCTCAATACGAAGCTAAGTATCAAGAAGCGTTAAAGCGCCTTACGATTCTTGGGGAAGGTAGACTGAAAAGAGATAGCTACCGTAGTGAACCAAGGTTGGAGATGTAGATGTTTGAACTTAAAGTAGATGTTCCAAGAGATAAGACTCTGGTAGCTGTTGAAACAACTCATAACCGTGGTTTCACCCCAGAAGAACTTTCGATAGATTGTGTAAAGCAGTTAATAAGTGTTTCTGACACAGCACCCCCTGCTATACGAGATCAAGCGAAAGCTTTTAGAACACAAATGGAACGCACTGTAGCCTATTATATGCGACAATCTATTCGCAGTGACCGTACAACTGTGTATAACGCCCTTATAGATGCAGGGCATCCACAACTTGCTGAACTTATAAGGAGACTTTAAAATGGCTTTCAGCGGAAACTTTATGTGTACTTCTTTCAAGAAAGAACTTCTTGAAGGTGGTCATAATTTCTTAAACTCTGGGGGTGATACTTTTAAGTTAGCTCTTTATACCAACAGTGCTTCGTTTAACGCGGCAACTACGGGTTATACTACTGGCAACGAAGTCAGTAACTCTGGTTCGTATTCTGCTGGGGGTGGTAACTTAACTCGTATTAACCCAACAACGGGTGGTACAACTGCGTTTACAGACTTTGATGATTTGACGTTTACTTCAGCCACTATTACGGCTCGTGGTGCGTTGGTCTATAACAGTACTGAAGGCGCTGGTTCAAACACTACAAACACTGTGGTTGTTTTAGACTTCGGTGCGGACAAAGCTTCTACCAACGGCGACTTCAAGATTGTTATGCCAGCGGCAGATGCGTCTAACGCTCTTATACGGATTGCTTAAACATGGCTGATGCAGTCGTTGTCTTTTCGGGCTGGAACTCCTCGTCACAAGCGTGGGGTGCTGGTACGTGGGGCAACGATGTAGCATTTAGTGCTTCCGCTACAGGCGCGGTAGGCACTGTTACTGTTTCAGGTGCTTCAAGTGTTCCTTCGATAACGGGTGTAGCTGGAACGGGTCAAGTCGGATCAGCTTCTACTGTTGTAGGTACAGGAGTAAATGTTGGTGTCACAGGCATAGCTGCTACGGGTGGAGTTGGATCAACTACGGTCCAAGGAAACTCTTCTGTCACGGCCCTTGCGACACTTCCTACTACGAGCTTTGCAGTTACTGTTGTAAGCACCGCGTCTGGCAATAGGTACGCCATAGATGGAAGCACACAGGCCACGGTGACTATGACCGAGGGTCAGACATATAAGTTTGATCAATCAAATAGTTCTAACAACGGTCACCCTTTACGGTTATCTATTACGCCAAACGGCAGTCATGCTGGGGGTAGTGCTTACACAACTGGGGTAACTGTTAACGGAACGCCGGGGCAAGCGGGTGCATACACTCAAATAGTTGTAGCAGTCGGTGCGCCTACTTTATATTATTACTGTACACAGCACAGTAACATGGGCGGAACCGCCAATACGCAAGCAGGTATAGTTGGCGTTGGCGCAACTCCCGGTCAAGCCACGGCGGTTACAGATCAGATTATTCCTGTAGTGCCTTCTGGGTTAAGCTCGACAGCGTTGGTTAATACTGCTACAATTGTCTGCGAATGCGATGCTAATGTAAACGTAACAGGAGTCTCGGCTATTGGAGGAACATCTTCAGTGCTTTTGTGGAGCAAAATAATACCACCAGAAAACACAATTTGGACCGAAATAGCGGCGTAAGGAAACAAAATGGCAAGTACATATAATGGTAGTGGCATAGAAAAAATTGCAACAGGCGAACAGTCTGGCGCTTGGGGTAACACTACAAACACAAACCTAGATATAATTGATCGGTTGGCAAACGGTGTAGGAGCTATTACGCTTGCTAACACAACGCATACTCTGACCACCTCAGATGGTAGTTTGTCGGATGGTATGTTTAAGGTGCTTGTTCTAGGCGGCTCCCCTTCTGGTACGAATACAATTACAGTCTCGCCCAACGATGGTGACCACATTTACTTTGTAAAGAATGGTACGAACCAGACGGCAACATTTACACAAGGGTCTGGCGCGAATGTTAGCGTAGCGGCTGGGGACAGCAAAATAATCTACTGTGATGGCGCAGGTTCTGGTGCAGCGATATCTGACCTGACCGCTGACTTTGCCATGAGCAGCGTAAACATCACAGGTGGGGTAGTATCTGGTATTGCTGATCTGGCTATTGCTGATGGCGGTACGGGAGCTAGTTCTGCCTCTGCTGCTAGAACGGCTTTAGGTGTTGCCGTAGGCAGTGATGTCTTTGCGTATGATGCAAATCTACAAGGATTTGTTACGGCCCTTACTCTACCGACTTCGGATGGATCAAGTGGACAAGCGTTAGTTACTAACGGAAGTGGTACTGTCGGTTTTGGCAGTGCGGGTATCTCTATGGGCAAAGCCATAGCTGCTGCAATTGTGTTTGGCTAAAGGAGACTAAAAATGTCGGCACCTAATATCGTCAATGTGGTAACCATCACGGGTAAGACCGCGACGATTGCCCTCTCGTCTACAAGCGCCACGGCGATTGTAAGCAATGCTGCGTCAAGCAGTAAGGTTTTTAAGATAAACAACGTGATTGTATCTAATGTTGATGGCACAAACGCCGCTGACATTACTATAAGCGTGTATAGCCAAGATGATATTGGCGGCACCGCATATCCAGTTGCAAGTACAATTTCTGTTCCTGCGGATACAACACTAGTTGTCTTGGATAAGAATACTGCTTTATACTTAGAGGAAAATAAATCCATTGGCGCAATAGCAAGCGTTGCCAACGATTTAGTAGTAGTGTGTAGTTATGAAGAGATCAGCTAATGAAGTATGTTGGAAACGTCCAATCTCAAGCTAACTCGGAAGTCTACGCTACGGCCTCTGGTGCGTTGCCTAATGGTAAGCCTGTTGTGGTTAATAGCAATGGGACGGTTAGTGTTATTGCAGGA